ATTTTAGTGTATTTACCAGTTCGTTCAGCATAGGTAACAGAAGGACTACCTCCTGTTGTAGTTATAAAAGGTGTCCAAGTTCCCTCCTCATAATCGTCTAATTTATTACTAGAGCCTGTCCCGCCAAGAAATACACCACCACCTAGATAGATGTCTTTCCATCTATAAAGAGAATGACCTAAATTAACAACATTATTTTGAGGTGTACCTGAACTGTTGCAAGGATAAATAACTGCACCACCATTATCAAAATTAAAACCATAACCATTATCATCTGCAATAAAGAAATTACCAGTTGAACCAATAACACCTTGAGCTGCATTATCTTTTCTAAATTCTAACAATGTTCCAAAAGATGTTTCTCTATTTACAATTAAAGGTGGATTACCATCTCTTGTAAAAGCACCAAGACCATCATTTCTAATTTCTCCTCCTACTGCTCCTATACTAGTAGAAGTTTTCCCCACCAAAAAATTTCCTGAACTTTCAAACCTAGCTCTCTCATTAGCATTAACAATAAATTGCATTGAATTATCACTATGGTTATATTGTAATCTTCCTACGTTGTTATCTCCATCATCTCCAAAAATAAGTTGACCTTGACTTGTATTACCACTTAATATTGATATTCCTGCATTAGCACTGTTTTCAGCAATTATTTCATCGCCACTACCATTAACAGAAGCTCCACTACTAGCACTTTGAACATGAAGTAGTCCACTAGGTGAATTTACACCAATACCAACTCTACCAGAATTTGCTATATTCATTCTCTCACTAGAGTTTACAACAAATGATAAACTATTAGTTGAATTAGCATATTGAATTTTTCCAACATTATCTGCACTACTATCTCCAAAGAAAAGTGAAGGTGTGCCAGAAGTTCCTGTATCTACTATAGCAATTACAGGAGAAACTGCACCACTTACAGTTAATGCTCTTGATGGCGATGTAGTTCCGATACCTAATCCAGTATTAGTTAATCTCATTCTTTCTGAACTATTAGTTTTGAAAGCAATCTCTCCACTTGAATAAGTGTTTTCGATAAAGAAATCACTTGAAGCATTATCTTGATAAATTCTTCCTTGATAAGAAGTATTAGAACCAAAAGCTATACTTCCACTATCTGCACCAACAGTACCAAATCCTTGACCAGATAAAGTAATATTAGCACCACTTGAATGAGATGTAGTTCCAATAGCTAATCCAGTAGAATTTAATCTCATTCTTTCTGCGTTATTAGTTGAAAAAATTAAATTTGCATTTTGGATATTGTTTAAATATAGATCACTACTTCCACCACTTGCATAACCAAGTTCTCCTAAATAAGTATTTGCACTATCTTGAAAACCTAATCTTGGTTTTGCACCTGTAGTTGTTGCTACATCATCTTTTAAAGTCAAGGTTGATGATGTCTGTGTAGGTGCACCAGAAACTATTTTTACTCTTTCGTCACTATCAATAGTAATTGTAGTTTCTGTAGCATTGTCATCTATACCTGTGGATGTAAAACCTGTTATAGTTCCAAGTGAAGTTATAGTAGGTTGTGCTGATTCTATATTTAAAGTAACAGCTCCTGTTGTACCACCACCAGATAAACCTGTTCCAGCAACAACTGAACTAATGTCTCCTGGTAATGGAGAACCATTGTTTTGTATTGTACCTACTAGATTTATAGTGTCACCACTATCACCTATAGTGACAGTGGTGCCTGATCTTGGACTGAGTTTATTTACTTTTACTTCACTCATTTAGCGTCAGTCTTAACCTCTTCTTCCTTCATTTCTTCAGGTAGATGTTGCTTTAATATATCTAAGTAATGTTTTAACAAGATATCGTTATGGCTAAATTTAACCTTTAACTGATTTTGATCTTGGTTTATTACTTGTATATTATTCAACGCAACTTTACCTTCATCAGAAAGTTTAGTTTCATCGTACTTTTTATCGTCTATAGTTATCATGTGTTCTCCTTAAAATTACTATATACTATCTTATTCTTGGTTTAAAGCAGCTTCTTGTTCAGCTTTAAAAGCTTCGTAAGCATCTTTGACTTCTTGAGTCCAGACTACATTACATATTCCTTGAACATCTGCATGTTCATTAGATATATCTGCATCTGGCATCAAAGCATGTCTATGATACTGTCTTGATAATTCGTTGCCGTCTTCGATAATTACAGTATCTGTTCTTACTTGAACCGATTTGTATTTTCCGACCACCTCGATCTTACCAATCTGTGTCTCTTTATTTATCGCCATTGTTGTCTCCTTTGTTGTTGTTAGCTTGTTAAATAAATTGCTTGACCCTCAAATGTCATTGTACCATTAACAGTTGTATTTGCGTCATAACGAATAATCATTGCTTCTGTGCTATTATTTGAAACTCTTATAAAATAAAATTTTCCTGAAGTTTCAGTTTCTCTTGAACCTCCTTGTTGTTCTCCAGTAGTTGCTCCAGTAGAAGTAAATGGAAGTCCAGTTATAACAACATTAGTACCACTTCCAGTTGGTATAACTTTAAATCTAGCAAAAACTAAATTTCCTATTTTAGTGTAAGTACCAGAATTTCCAGATGAAGATATCGACATTCCTGGTGTCCAAGTTCCCTCCTCATAATCGTCTAATTTATTTGCTGTGCTTGCTCCGCCAAGAAATATTCCTGCTCCAGAAGCATCTACATATAAATCTTGTTTAACAACTACATCTCCATCTCTTTCAAAAGTCATTACTGATGTTAAACTATCTCCTGTATTATTTGTGCTACGCATAATCTCAAGACGACCATTAGCATTATAACGATTTCTGATAGCCCAGTTTCTATCGTTTGCAACTCCACCATTAAATGTATTTAAAAGTAATGAAGTAGAACCTTGTGATGCAGGTGTAATTGATATTCCTTCCATTACACTTCCAGTAGAATTAATTTTTAAATTTCCTGTAACTTCTAATTTCTGTGTTGGAGATGAAGTTCCAATACCAATATTACCAGCTGTATCAATTAAAAGTTTGTCGCTATATCCACCACCAGAAGTTTGAAATTTTAATTTTCCTGCATCAGCACCAATGTATGCAATAGTACCATCATCTGCATCTTTTAAACCTATAAAAGAACTTCCTCCTGTTGCTTCAAATCTTGCTATTTCAGAACCAGGACCATAAACATGAAATCTTTTTGCAGGAGATGAAGTTCCGATACCTAATCCAGTAGAGGTTAATCTCATTGCTTCTGTAGTATCTATATCAAATCTATAATATGATGCTCTCTGTTGACTTGCGATATATGCAGAAGTTGAACGATTATAGTTTAACACCATATTTATATTTGAACTATCTCCTGGAGATAACTCAATACCTTCTGCACCACTATTAGATGCAACTAATTTTTTAAGAGGATTTGAAGTTCCGATACCTAATCCTGTAGAATTTAATCTCATCTTTTCTGCGTTATTTATTTGAAAATGTAAAGGAACATTAGTAATAGTTGATACTCTTACTTCGCTAGATAAAGCTAAAAATGAGCCTGTTCTTGTTCCATTTACATCTAAATCAAATATTCCACCACTTGTTCCACCAAGTGTTAAATTTCCATAACCAGAATAGCTATTTGGACTACCATTAATACCAACATTTTGACCACCATCTATCGTAATAGCAGTAGAAGTAGCATTATCATCTATACCTAAAGAAGTAAGATTGCCACTTGCTGTTAAGTTTCCTGTAACTGTTGCACCAGTAGATGTTGTTTCAAATTTCTTAGAGTTATCATGGTAAAGTTCAACAGCACCATCTTTAACGAACCTAGCCATTTTTCCATTAGATACTGAACCATCTGAAATTAAATCTATTTGGTTTCCATTAGTGTCTATATATAAAACTCCAGTTCCTGTGTCTCTTATATAACTCTCATTACCAGAATGATAAATTTGTAAATCTCCGCTATCGCCAAATCTTGCTCTGTCATTATCTCCAAAACTAATATTGCCAGTAGTAGTTAATCCTGTAAGTGTACCAACCGATGTAATATTCGGTTGCGCTGCAGTAGTTAATGTTCCTGCGATATTTCCACTAACGGTCAAACCTGTTAATGTACCAACAGATGTAATATTAGGTTGTGCTGCTGTTGCTAAAGTTCCGGTAATATTTCCAGTTGCAGTTATAGCTCCTACCACATCTAAAGAAACGCTTGGTGAAGCTGTTCCAATACCAACTCTATTATTAGTGCTGTCTACTTTTAAAGAATTAGTATCAACAGTTAAATCACCAGTGACTGTAAGATTTTCAAAATTAGGAAGTACACCGCTTCCAAAATTAATCGTATCTCCACTGTCTCCTAATGTAAGAGTAGTGCCTGATTGTGGAATTATTTTATCTACTTCTAATTGACTCATTATATAATTACCAATGTTCCTGTTGCTGTTACTGTTCCTGTAATTGTAACGGGTCCTGCTAATACTCCAGAATCAATTGTTTGATCCTCAGATATTGTTGAAGCATGTGTTACGACATAACTTGTTGCATCCATAGCCGGTGACATTGCTTTTTTAGCGGGTAGTGTACAAAATACATCTTTTGATCCAGAACCAAAATTAACTTTTGCATCAGAATTAGATGAAGAAATAATTGTATCTCTTGATAAAGTATCGGGAGTAGCATCTGTTACTGTTCCAATACCAACTTCAAATTCACCTGTTCCAGAATTAATTATACTGTAATAAGTTTTATTACCTGCACCTACTCCAGAAACAAATGTTTCAAAATCTTGAACTGCTCCTGCAAGTTCTAAGGTGACTGTTCCAGTGGTTGTACTGGTTTCTTTAACTCTATCATTTATGACTAAAGCCACTTTTCCTCCTATCCAGAGATTCTTAATATAGCGGCTGATGTAGTATCTGCGGGAAATTGAATTGTAAAAGTTCCTGATGTAGCTGTTTTATCTCCTCCAAAATCTAAAATTGCAACAGCTGCATTAGTTGTAGCAGATGAAGTATTATAGATTAAAGCTCCTCTAGCAGTCAATGTTACACCAGTAAAAGATCTATCTGCAAAATCACAAAATGCAACTCCCTTACCTGTTCCAGTTCCAATTGCAGTTCCAAGATTAGTTAAAGCTCCACCACCTGCTGTGTATTGACCACTATTTGGAACTTCAGTGTTTGATCCACCTCCAGGATTAGTAGAATAAATAGTAGTAGCTGAGTTTAAAGTAGCACTATTAGAATAAAGAGCTATTTTAAAAACATCACCACCTGATTGTTTAAAGTTGTGATCGCCTTCTAATAATTGTTTTTTAAAAGCATTTGCAATTGCCTGTGTTATAGCCATATTTTATCTCCTTATTTACCTCCGACTCTAGGAACACCAGATTGGTATTCGTCTCGTCGTCTTCTTCCCATTTGTTCGATTGAGAATCCTTCTAATACTTGTTTATACTTTCCTTCATATAATTGCAAGAGATCATTAGGACCTTTCAAAAATCCGTAAGCTTCAACTAAGCATGCATATAAAAGCCCGTTGGGAAAATTCGTACTTATATATGTAGTTGTATTAGTACTAGATAAACCAGGGTTTTTCAAGATATAGTTTAGTTGAATTGTGTATCCTGCATTAGGAGTTGGCGCAAAAACTAAAGTATCGTTGTCCCACATACTATAATATTTTGGTACTCCTGTAGATTCTGAAGAATTATATTCTGACATAAAACTAGTATCTCTATACTCTAAAAAATCTCTATTGTTTGCTTGACCTACACCATCAGAATCAACTATTTGTGCTGATCTTACGATTAAAGTATTTGGAGGTGCATTTATAAATCTTTGACCACTAATTAAAGGAGCAGTCGCATATCTTTTATTTTGATCAGAATCAACATCTCTCATAATTCTAAATTCTGCATTTTCAATTACACCATCAAGAATAGTTGATGTTAAAACATTTGAATCTACTTCTGTATAATCTCTGATTTTTTGTAATAATTCTGTGTATGTCATGGTGTTAAAGTAACTGGTCCTGCAGTTACGAACATTCCTCCTGATTTTTCTGTTACAGTAGCATTACTTCCGCAATTAAAACTATAACTATTTGTATCTACTACTGTTATACTAAATCCTGATGTATTTTCAAATAAAGAAAAAACCAGGCCTCCTGGACTTCCATCTACATTTCTAAAAACAACAGTATCGTTTGTTGATCTTCCATGCGCTGGTTCATTAACAGTTACTGTAGAAGAACCAGATGTTAAACTTAATGGATTTCCTGGTAATAAATTTTGTGTTGCAGGTTCAACTCGAGCAGGTCTTGCATTTGCTAATGCTTGTGCATCACCTGAAAATCTTGTTGGTTGCAGTTGTGGTTGTTTGGGTTCAAATTCTGAAACATGTACAAAACTTCCATCCCATTCTTTTACCATTTCTGTGTATGGAAATGCCATACCTGATCTATCAGATATTGCTTGTGAATATTTTCCTCTAGATAGTTTTGCCATTATAAACCTTCATAATAAGTTTTAGGTGTTATGAAAGAACTTGAAGGTGAACCATCTTCTTGTAATGCTCTTTGTAGTTCATCTTCGTAAAGTAATTTCATTTGTTGAACTAATTCCGGTTTAAATTTTTGAGATAAATAGTATGCAAGTCCTGATACCATACAAGGTACAAATCTATACGGTACATCTGCTTCATTAGTATAGTTTCCGGCATCTTGAATTCTTTTTACATAGTAGTAATTAATTTTGTCTCCAGCTTCATTACTTCCAGGTGTTAAATATAAAGTAATAGTTACCCTATCAATAAATCTTTGTACAAAATATTGTGTTGGTTTTCCCGTATCTGATTTATTTGAAAAACTTTGATATGCAGATCTATTTATTTTTGTTAAAGGAAAATCTATGTTAGATGAATTTCTGTAACTAGCTTCTAAAACATCATCCACGCCATAAACTGCTGTTGCACTAGATGTGCCATCAGCTGTTGATCTAAACATAGTATAAACTGATTGATTATTAACTAATGTAATTGAATTATTGGCAACTTCCCAATAATTCAAACCTCTGTTAGCCCACTCTTGAAACATTATGTTTAAAGAACGTCTTGCTGCTTTTATATCATTACCTGAATAATCAAATCTACCTAAACGTTCGTAAGCTTCAGTAATTATATCATCAATATAAAAACTTGATTCAAAAGTTGTTGTTCCAGAAGTTGCCATTTAGCCTCCTAGCCAGTGTATCCAAGTGTAACAGATCCTGTTCCAGATATAGTTGCATGAATAGTATCATCAAATCTAATACCATTACCAGGAACATAAACGTCTAAACCTTCTGTTCCAAAGTGTGCAATAAATAGTAAATCACCTGAATTGTCAGAACTATTTCTTAATTCAAGTTGTCCACTAGCATGCCCTTTTGCTTGAATATAAGTTATTCTTGAAGAACCTATATTTGTTGATCCTCCTCCAATAGTTTTAACCTGTCCAGTAGAAGTTATTCTTGTAAATCGTTGGTCTGAACTCATATTTGTTTCTCCTTAAAATTAATATGTGGACCCGAAGGTCCACACTAATTATTTATTATGCTTGTTTAGCAAATACACCTTGTACGTCAACAACTGTCCAATGTGCTGTTGAGTTCAAAGATGCTAGTACTACAAAGTCACCAACTTTTGATGTAGCTTTTGTATTAAT